GCAGATTTTGCTGTAGCTGTAATAATACTCATTTCTGGTACATTAATAGCATCTCCATAACCCTTGCCAGAAACAAGAGCTGAATAATCATCAACTAAACCACGAAAAACAGTTTTTCTATCAAAATATTTATAAATTCCATCCGCCCAAATTTCGGGGATGAAATATTGTTCAGTAGTAACCGTTGCGGCACTACCATCATAATGTGTTGCCATTATATTCTCCTAAATTTATTTTCTCATATAAGTCTGCAAAACTCTATTCCAGTTCTTACGCCTTTCATCGTCTGGCATATTCACCCAATCCTTTGGAGTTTCCCCCTCGTTGATTGCACCGGGAACATCAGGAACATTTTTACGTTGTTCCTTTGATAGTTTTGCGACTAACATTTCTAATTGTATAAGAGGAAGGTCTCCGAATGCCTTTTTATCTTCATCAGATAATTCTGAGGTTAGCATATCTCTACGCAATCCTTGGTATTCGCTCTTATCTTTATTATCTTGAGATAGTTGTTCTATGGCTTTGTCTTTTTCAACAAGCAACTCCTGATACTTACCTTCTTCTTGGAGTTTTTTCTGTCTTACAGATTCTTGTTCTTTTACAAGACCATCAAACTTATCCTCAAGTTCCCTATATTTATCATTAACCTCACTAAATCTGCTATAAGGAACAGAATTATTAGGCACATTTTCTGTAGCTTCTGTGCTATCTTGTTTTACGTCTTCGTTGACTACAGGTTTTACAACTTCCTGTTGTTGATTATCCATTTTACCTCCGTATGAGTTTTATTATTATTTTGAATTGCCAAAATATTTGGTTAAAACTTAAATTAGTAATTAATATTTGTGCAATCATAAATTAAAAACAATTATTGAATACGTCACAAACACACGATTTTAAGAGGAAATGGTTTCAATACATCGGGTATAATCCACACGATGGGCAGAAAAGATTACATTTTCCAAATAAGGATTCCGCATCGTTTTTTGTGAACATCTGCGGAAGAAGATATGGCAAGACAACAGCCGCATTTCGTGAAGCAGAGTTTATAGCGGCACAACCAGATAAAAAAGTTTGGTTAGTTGGGTTATCATATAAGAAATCTCGGTTAATGTTCCGAGAAGTTTGGCAAGATATGGTTGTAGGACATGAGAATGATATTGCAAGTGCAAGCGAAAAAGAACAGTTTATTAAATTTAAATGGGGCTCTGTAGTGGAGGGAATGTCGGCTGACAATCCTTCAAGTTTGGTGGGTGAAGGTTTAGACCTATTGATTGTGGATGAAGCCGCCAAGATGCCACGCAGAGTATGGGATATGTATTTATCCCCAACTTTGTCCGATAGAAAAGGGAAAGCGATATTCATAACCACGCCACAGGGCTATAACTGGGTATACGATTTGTATTTACTCGGTAAAACTGACCCAAAGTGGTACTCTCTGCAATCACCCTCATGGACTAATACACACGCTTTCCCTCTCGGACAAAAAGACCCTTTTATTCAAGAAAGAAAAAGAAATTTAGCAAAAGAAATATTTGACCAAGAGTATGGTGGAGAATTTTCTACATTTGAAGGTAGGGTATATCCCTTTAAAAGAGAATTGGATTGCGGAACATTTCCTTACAACCCAAATTTACCTACATATTGCGTTATTGATTTTGGATATAGAATGCCAGCCGTTTTATGGATGCAAACATATACCGCTGGTGGAATCAATCATATTAATATCATTGATGAGGTTATTCATAAAAGAAATATCGCTACAGATGCGTTAGCTAAGAAAGTTAAAGCAAAACCTTATTCTGTGCTCGTATATTTCGGAGACCCAGCTGGTTCCAACGTTCAAGGACAGTCTGGATTGGGAGATATAGAGATTTTTAGGAGAAATGGCATGGCTATACGTTTTAAAAAGGACAAATTGAGCAGAAACATAGCTTCGGGAGTAAGCCATGTTAGAGGATTTTTTGAGAGTGCTGATAAAATAAGACGAGTGCACGTTGATGAAAAATGCACAGGAATAATGGAGGATTTTGAAAATTATCGCTATCCAGAGGCTGTAGAGGGTAAACATTTACAAGCCGACCCATTAAAAGATGGTTATCATGACCACGGATGTGATGCGTTTAGATATTTTATAATAAATCGCTTCCCAATCAAACAAAGAGAAATTATAACAGTAAAAAGGTAATATTATGGAATTTATACCGTTAACCCCAGCGGAGATTGTCGCTAGTTCACTAAAAGAGTTTAAAATGCTTCAATCAAGAGCTAGGAGGGAGCAAGTTAGAAAATATTTAAACTACTATACAGGTACTTCGACTACGCAGTACATAGATGACTATTTTGGAGAGTCATTTAGCGAAATACCTCCTTATGAAGCGAATTTTACTAAGAAATTCATCAATAAGGTTAGTAGAATCTATACAATTGGTGCACAACGCAATGTCAATGGAAAATATGACGAACTTACCGAAGGTAAGGATGTTATGATGAAGCATTTGGAAAGAATGACTCGTTTGGTTGGTTCTATTGCGGTTCGAGTGATGTATAATCCAGAATCAGAGCGTTTTGAGTATAGACCTGTCTATTATTTTGACCCATACTTCGGAAACGACCCATTCAATCCACAAGCAATTGTATATCCAATGAATCTTCCTGTAAACGACCCAGAAGATGCAAGAAAATTGCAATTTGCTTTTTTTGATAGTAATAATTTTAAAATTTATGATGCAGAAGGTGCAGTATTGCATAGTGAGCCGCATAATTACGGAACATTGCCTTTTGTTTTCTTACATAGAGAAAATCAGATAGATTCTTTTTATGTTGAGGGTAGCTCAGACATTGTGAATGCGAATGAGCACGTCAACATTACAATGACCGAGATGCAACTTGGTTTACGTTTCCAGATGTTTGGTCAGCCGTGGACAAACCTTGAATCTGACAAGCCAGTATCTAGAACAGGAAGTGATGAGATACTGATGCTTGGTGATGGAGGTTCGTACAATATAGCGTCACCCGGTGGTGATATTCAGAGTGTTATTGACAATGTCAAGTTTCAAATAGAAATGGTAGCACAAAACCACCACTTATGGGTAACATGGGCAGAAACTGGTGGAGAAGTACCATCTGGAATTAGCTTGATGATTAAAGACCTAGAACGACACGAGGATTTCGTGGATGATATTGAATTGTGGCGTGTCTATGAAAAAAATCTATATCAAGTAGAAAAAGCCATTGCAGAGTACAACTCTATCAATCTGCCAGATAAATTTGCTGTAGATTTTGGAGAAGTTGAGTATCCAATGACAGTTCAAGACCAGATTATGAGAGATGAATTTGATTTATCTCATAATTTGACTACGGAAGCAAAACTTATGGTAAGAGACAACAAAGACCTCTCATTAAAAGAGGCTCAAAAATCAATAGACGATAATCGAGGAGTAAATGAGCAAGGAAACCAACAAGGACTCTTTAATCAACTTCGCCAAGGAACTTGATAAGTTAAACGATGTTAATATTACCCTTACGGGTAATATAGAAGCTATTTTGGATGACCCATTGGCTTGGGCGGAAGAACAAGCGGTAAATGCGGTTGGTCAAAACTTGGAACGATTGATTGATGCAAGAGAACTTGGAAAACAATTTATGGAAGAGATTAATGGAGTTTAAAACAAGAATTACATTTATACGCCCAAATATTAACGGAATAAAGCGTGTTGGGAATGCTCATATAAAAGATGCTGCAGAATTAAATGTAGAGATGATGAAAAAGAGCATTGACAAAAAAAAGGATATTATATCTGGTGGTAATTTTGCTGAAATTAAAAAATCAACAAAATATTTACGAGATTGGAAGCGAGAAGCTGGGATGATATCTGGAGCGAAAGCATCGGAAGACCATCCGTTAAAAGATACTGGAAATTTATATAAAAGTTTAAAGGCAAAAAAAGGTGCAAAGCCGGGTTCTTATGGAGCAGAAATGAATAGCTATGGAGAACATCATTTAGAGCCAAGAACTGTAACTAGCAATTCTTTTTCTGACAAATTTAATTTAACAGGCAAGCCAGTTCCAAGAAGAAGGTTTTTTGGTACTCCAAAAGCTTTTTTTAGGCGGTCTGAGTATAGAAAGTTGCTACGTAAGTTTGATAAGCAGTTTCGCAAGGTCTTAAATATAAAAGTAGTAGATTATAAGTAAAATATCTTAGATGTTAGGTTGCTATTTAAAGTTATAAGTTATGGCTGATGAAAAAGACAGATTTTCAGAACTTGATAGAAGAGATAGAGAAATTGTTAGATGGGTCACAGCAATTCTCTATGGAGAAATTCAAGTTTTTAATGCAAGAATTAGACAACAAATTGAGATACTTAGAGGAGCTGGGCTTTCAGAACAATCAATTGTTGGGTTTCTTAGCGAAGACCTTATCTCCAGCGGTAGAATCTTTGGAGAACTCAAAAATTCAATTAAGCGAGGAGTTGTTGGAGGAATTATGCAAGCATCACGCAGAGAGCTCTATTTGGGGGGAAGCGTAAATTACAGATGGGTGGTTGCTAATGGTGTTGAAAACTGTAAAGATTGTATTGGGAGAGCTGGAGAGGTAGATACTTGGGATAATTGGGCTTCACGAGGTATGCCCGGTACAGGATGGAGTGTTTGCAGAGCACATTGTTACTGCCAAATAGTTCCAGATGAAACAGACATTGATAATGTCATAGATATACGAGGTAAGTAATGCCATACGGAAAAGGTACATACGGAAAAAAGAGGGGAAGACCTAAGAAGAAGAAGAAGACTAAGAAGAAGAAGTAGTTTTCTGGAGAAAACCCTAGTTTTCTGGAGAAAACCCTAGTTTTCTAGCTAGAAACTCACAGGGAAGGGGGTTTC